TAGTGCAGTCTTATGTCCATAACCAAAATCAAGTGATCGAGTAAAAGTGTAGTTGTAGCCTAACTCAGGAATTTCCACCATGTGTATATTTCTATCAAAGTCCTTGTAAACTAAACCAGTCATTTTTCTAAACTCACCCATAACTTCTTGAGCAAAAGAGTCAGCGTCCATTTCACGCTTCATTTGTTCCAATTCGTTTGCATCTAAATAAGGATTGTCGTAACTTGTGTAGTGGTGGTATGCCCAGTCGTTATCAGTCTTTTCTGCCATTTCCTTGAAGTGATTAAACCCATTAGGCGTACTTATAAACATTACCCTTGCTTTTGAGTCTACTAAAGTAGGCCTGATAACCTTCCACACCATATCCCACTTATCAAAAAAAGCTACTTCGTCAAACACACACAAATCTATTCTTACACCTCTTAAACTATCAGGTGTATCAGCACCTTTAAGTGATAGTCTTGAGCCATTTTTAAGGTAAATAGTTAATTCAGTCTCGTTCTTCTTTTCTATGGCACCTCTTGGCACAATATCATCTAACATTTGCCAGACTATTTGCTTTGCCATTTTATATGTTGGAGCTATGTACCAAACTTCTACCTTCTTGTGTGTCAGGGCAAACTCAGTCATTTTAATTGACACTAAGGTAGACTTACCAGCCCTTCTGCCACAGTTAATAACTAGATATCTATGGCTATCATCAAAAACTTTTGTTTGCCATTTTGAGAGCTTAACTTCCATCTTTAATTACTATTAGGTTTTCTAACTTTTCACCTTTACTTTGTACGTCAGTTATTGTTTTGTCTATCCAACCATACTTTCCAAATCTACACTTCATGTTATAAATCCAGACAGCAGGGTTTCCTTGTCCTTGTAATACTATTTCAAGTCCTAATTCTTCCCAAAATTTTTGACACTTTACTTCAGCAATTTTTATAGCGTGACGAAATTTAGGATATCTTTTAATCCACCTAAATATTGCCCTTCTACTTACACCTATCTTACCTGCAAATGCTTCCTTACTATACCCTTGCCCCATATAATCAATAACTTCTTTGTTATATTTTTCTTTATATTTACTTGGTCGTCCTGCTGTCATTAACTAATTCTATCACTTTTATTTACAAGGTTGAAATTCAAGTGGAATATTAGAATAACTTTGTGGCCAATCAGGATTACATCCTTGCAAATGACTATTTTTTTGCACTCTCGTTGTAATCAAATATGTGATGATAACAGTTAAAATAAAGGCAAGGATAAATGCGATAATTCGTTTGGTTTTCATAGGCTATTTTAACATATCTTTAATATAATCTTCGTCAATATCCCAATACTTAAATCCACCCCACTTGCCTTTTACCCTTACTAACTTAGCTGGTATTTCACCTTTAGTTATTCTATTTTGGACTGTGTGAGCCGATTGGCGTATTAGTTTGGCAAAGTCTTGGATTTTCATATTTAAACGATAACAGTAACTTCTACCCTTGGATTATCTTTGTCAACAAAAAAACAATCAATAAACCCCTTTATACACTTTCTAGTATCATTTTCCAACAGTCCTGCCATTACCATACCATCTAGTAAAAACTTTTTAGCAAAACTAATATTGTCTGGATCTTTCCTTTCATCTTTAGTATACCAATCAAAACTAATAACCGCCTTCCCCACCGCCTTATCTGACTGTATCACTTCCCACGCAGCTCTTTCCGTCTCCATCTTCTTAATTTTGGCCGCCATGAATCTGTTACTCCTCTCTGCCCTTATATAGGTATTTAAATCAGTAAACTCTCCATTAAAAATAAACTGTAATGTCATTAGATCTCCTTATTAAATATTAATTCAATGTCCTGTTCACTAGCAACATCAGAACTGTCCTCATATAAACTCGATAAAAAATCTTTCCCCCCAATTAACAAAGTCTCTACAAACTCTCTCTCAAACCCAAGGCTGATCAATCCCTCTATTGTTTTCTGACTAGCAGCAAATAGTCTTTCTCTTTGCTGTTCATTTGCTACCCGATAAACATCACTAATTTTTTTTAATCTCATTAAGAGATCTCTTGTTTGATTATTTTTTATGATCATTTTTCCTAATTAAAATAGTAAATTTTTTAACATTTTTATACCTTTTGCCAAAACGGTATATTGCATATACCTTTGGCAATTGGCAAAAGGTATATGCAAATACCTTACCGGACAACCACCTTTTGCCAATACCTTTTGCCATTGGCAAAAGGTCATTTCAAACCTATTTTGGTATACCTTTCGCCAACCCTTTGCCAAATATCAACATCTTGTATATTTTTATTATTATTCAAAAATGCTTGGCAAAAGGTATGTGTTTTAAAGAGCTATTTTAATGTGTAACTAATACGCATTCCGTTTCTTATCTTTTCTATGATTTCTTCGTCTACCATTTCTCTCAGTGTTCTGTCTGTTGTTCTATTACTAATATTTTTATCAAGACAATAAGTAAGAATGTCCTGTCTAGTTCCTGTTACATTCTCATCAAAAAACTCTAATATGTGTTCTTTGGCCAGTTCCTTTTTGCCTTCTTCGTCATAATAGATGCCACCATACTTCACCTCTGACACATAAGTCTTATCTGGGTGATACAGTAGTGGCGTAGACACCAATTCTACCTTGAACGGTTTTTGTTTTTCGCTATCACCGGCCTTAAATTGTTCCAATACAAATTCATTACTGGTATTTGGTACAGAAAATACCCTTATCCCAGACACTATCTGGGCGGTTATATTGGTTGATCCCCTGACTCTTTGACTAGAAGTTCTGGAAATTCCTTGTGTCGGTTTATTTTCGTGATGTAAAACTAAAATGGATTTATTTGGAAATATCCGTCTAATAGCATCAAAAAACCCCTGTACATCTCCCGCTGAATTTTCATTGCCCACCATCACATCAGCAAAAGAATCAATGACTATTAATCCAATATTCAACTTTTCTACTTTATCAGACAATGATTTAGCAAACCTTGATATACCATCTGGTTCTTTAGGATCAGCTAATTCAAAATAATGAGGATATTTAACCCAATATAAACTGTCCAGATTCTTATTCATTTTTAACCCCCTTATTCTGGATTGTTTTCGTCTTGGTGAGTTCTCCTTATCAATAAACAATACCTTTGTTTGTTTGCCAACAGGAAACTGCCCTAACCAAGGCTCACCGGTAATAATAGAATTGGCAATTGTTAGAGTATAGAAAGATTTACCTGTGGATTCTGCTCCAACAATAAAAGTAAACCCCTCGCTTGGAATAAGTTTATCAATCAACCATTCTTCGTCTTCTATTTCTCTATTCATTAGCTCTTCTCCACTTTCTAGTTTCCAGTCTTCTGGCTCATTTTTAATCAACCAGTCTTGATAAGTAATAGCATTGTCTTTTAGTTTGTCTATGTCGTCTTGGTTGTGATTGTCGGTTAGGTATTCGGAAACATCTTTGTATTCAGATGGCAATTCGATAATAAAAGTATCAATGTCAAGTTCTTTTAGAATTTGACAATATTTGTCAACTGCTCCTTTTCCGGCTTCATCAGTGTCTAGTAGGACATATACCTTTTTGCCAATCAGTGGTTGAGCTAGCTTATTGCTAAAAGTTCCTACTCCAAATGTGCCCGTTACTGCTGGGACTCCTTCTTGCCAAAGTCTTATACAGTCCGGTTCACCTTCACACAAAACCACTTCTTTTTTACTCTTTATGTGTTCAGCACAATAAAGAGCAGGATGTGATCCGGCATCAGCTGTAAATTTAGCATCGCCAGTCAAATGTCTGTATTTGTTATAGAGAAATTTACCATCAACGTCAAAAATAGGAATAATAATATAGTCTTCTTTGAGTTCCCAACCCCTGTTCACCACAAAAGACTCATTAAGACTGTGGGCTTGTAGATATTCTTTAGTGTTCATATCTTTTAACAAACTCTAATGCGCTTTTAAAATCACACCCAAGTACCTCCATCACTAGCTTGAAGATGTCACCATGCTGCTGACACCCAAAGCAAAAATATGAGGAGGTACTTGGGTATAATGCCAAAGAGGGAGTCTCTTCTTTATGAAAACAGCATCTAACCATTGTAACCTTACCTGAAATTTTGACACGAGTATCGTTAGTTAGGGCTTGAAAAACTTCTACAATATCGGCTTTTGGTTTATCGGGATATTCTGGTTTAAAAGAGGATGGTCTAAAAGATAATTTAACTGTTTTATTTAGCATGGTGAAATTACTTTATAACAATAAAATGGAGTTGTCAAGTATTAAAATTGGTACTTGACAATTAGCTTCTGTTATCATAACATAAGCCATGAACGAAAAAACAATTTGGTTATCACCTAAACAAGCAGCTAAAAAAATTGGTGTTTCAAAAGCCACCATTTATAGATATATTAATAGAAAAAACGACCCTATTCCCTCTTATAAAATAACTTCCAGCAATATTAGAATTAATGAGACCGAACTGGATGTTTGGGTTATCAGACAAGGGCAAAAAGAAACTATTGCCGAAGAGGGCATAGAACATTACGAATAGTCCGAAGCAATTAAAAATTAAAACCAAAAAGGAGAAAATAAAATGCTAAACGGAATCAAGCCAACAATTAAGGTTGGTAATAGTTTTTCTTTAATTCCAGAAGGAGTCCTAACTCTACAAATCGTAGATGTTAATCTGGAACAAACATCATATCTTGGTGTTGAAAAGGATGTCTTAAATTATAAGTTTGCTATTCTTGATGATATCGAAGATCAAGACGGAGGTAAAGCAAGAGGACGTTTTTTGTGGAAAAGATGCTCTTTATCACTAAATCCTAAAAGTTGGTTAAATAAACTAGCGGTAGCGGTTGTAGGGCATGAACTTTCCGATAAAGAAAAAGAAGAGTTTGACCCAGAGTCTTTAGTTGGTCAGCAAGTATCGGCTATGGTAGAGCAAAGAACCAGTCAGGATGGAGCTAGTACTTATAACAATATTTTAAAGTTTTCTAGGGCAACTAAAAAACTGCCGGAAGTTGAATATCAACCTCAACCATCAGTGATTGAAAAAACATCTAAACCAATAGATGTAGATAAGGAAATAGAGAAAATAGAAAAGGAAAATAAATAGTTGCTAGAGTCCCGCATTGCGGGACTCAATGGAGCTATTTTATAAATTAACTAAAAAGGCTTAGTCCTAAAAAGTATTATGAAAGATTTAAGAGAAAAAAGAAAATGTTTAAATTGTGGTAAGGAAATTTTAGTTAGGCGATCTTCTTTAAAAAATGGTCGGGGAAAATATTGTTCACGTTCTTGTAAATCAAAATATGACAACCACGGCTTCAAAAAGGGACACGGAAGATTCCTGTCTGATAAAAAGTATAGAGAAATTGGTAAAAAAATATCAAAGGCATTAAAAGGTAGGCCATTATCTGAAGACCATAAAAAAAAGTTGTCTATTGCTAAAAAGGGAAAAAAGTTAGCTAAATCACACATATTGAATTTAAGCAGATCACAAATAAAAAGATGGAGTGTGATACCAAAAAAGAAATATCCAAAATATGTTCATTGTAGAAATAAAAAATATCTACAATGGAGATCAGATGTTTTTACCAGAGACAACTGGACGTGCCAAACATGCGGAAAAAGAGGCGTTTTTTTAGAAGCACACCATGTTCGGTCTTGGTCACATTTTCCAAAACTTAGATTTGATTTAAACAATGGTGTTACTTTGTGCAAAGATTGTCATAAATTAACAAATAATTATAAAAATAAAGGGGTACAAAAATGAAGTTAATTAATCATCTTTATAACAATTCGGTTGAATTAGTTTTTGACACCTATAAACATCAGTACACTTATAATAACGAGATAATCCCTGGAGTCACCCAAGTTTTATCGGTGCTAAGTAAGCCCGCTTTGATTTTTTGGTCTGCCAATATGGCAGCCGACTATTTCAAATCACAAATTACACCCGGAGTGTCTTTAGACGAAGTAGAAATAGACAAAATTTGGCAGATGGCCAAAAAAGCTCATACCCAAAAGAAAACTGATTCAGCTAACCTTGGATCAATGGTACATAAGTTTGTAGAACAATATATTAAAGGTGAAAACCCACCTGTACCAATCAACTTAGAAATGAAAGGAGCTTGTCAGCGCTTCTTAGATTGGGTTAGCCAACACAATGTCACCTTTTTATCATCTGAACAACAGGTCTTTTCTTTAAAATATAAATACGCCGGTACAGTTGATTTTGTTTGTAAGATAGATGGCAAATTGTGGTTAGGCGACTTAAAGACCAGTAGTGCTATTTATGATGAATACTATGCTCAAGCAGTTAGTTATTTGTACGCCAGACAAGAAGAATTTAAAAACGAAAATTATAACGGTATAGTTATTGTCCGTGTTGGCAAAGAAGATGGAGATTTTGAGGCTTCTACTAGAACTCTAAAGCAACTCACACCTTATTACGATTTGTTTTTAAACTGTCTTGCTACTTATAGAAGTTTAAAAGCCATTGAAGGAGCTAAAAATGTATAAACTCTACCCATACCAAATCAATATAGTCTCCGCCATCGAAAAAGACATGACCAATCCTTACAATTCGATAGTGGTAATGCCAACAGGTAGTGGAAAAAGTTATATTATTGCTGAGATCGCCAGATGGTTACAACAACCGATACTAATTCTACAACCTAACGTAGAGATATTAAGACAAAACAAAGAGAAATTGTCTTTGGTGGTTGCTAAAGACGAAATTGGAGTCTATTCCGCTTCCATGAATGAGAAGACAATTAAAACATACACCTTTGCCACCATTGGCAGTATTTACAAAAAGCCCGCCTTGTTTAAACACTTTAAATTGATTTTGATTGACGAGTGTCATCTAGTCAACCATAAGAAATTATCGACAATGTTTATGTCGTTTTTAAGGCAGATAGGCAATCCAAAATGCATAGGATTGACGGCTACCCCTTACAGGATGGAAAGCTGGGGAGAAAGACTACCAAACGGCTATGTCCTATCTCACACTTCTACCAAAATGATAAATAGGTGCATGAATCCTTTTTGGTCAAGAATATTGGTATCGTTGAACATTAGTGATCTAATAGAGGCCGGATACCTTTGTCTCCCTACTTATATAGATAAAACTCTAATTCCCCTAGAAGATCTAAAATCTAACACTTCTCACACTGATTATGATTTAAATGACTTTCAGAAAAAAATAAAAAACAAAGAAGAAGAAATAAGAAAAATATTAGCTTGGGCGGTTAAGTCTCACAATCATACTCTTGTTTTTTGTTCGTCTGTGGCTCAAGCAGAAGACCTAAGACAACAGTTTGATGGATCGGAGGTAATAAGTGCCAAGACGAACAAGAAAGAGCGTTTAAGAATTGTAGATGAGTTTCGCCAAGGGAAAATCAAGATGGTTTTAAATGTTGAATGTTTGACTACCGGTTTTGATTTCCCTTCTTTAGATTGCATAGTTGTCTTGCGTCCAACGCAGTCAATTAGACTACACGTTCAAATGCTGGGGCGGGGAGTAAGAATTGCTGATGGTAAGAAAACCTGTGACATTATTGATTTGGTCGGTAATGTTAAAAAACTGGGGAAAGTTGAGACAGTAAAGGTGGAGAGATTATCAGATGGTTGGAACATTACCTCCGATACCGGTTCTTGGCATAACAAGGAACTCTATTCTTATAGTTACAAAGCTAATGAAAGATGATGAAAACATCTACTTGACAACACTTGATATATCAGTTATCATTTCTTAATTAACAATTAGTAAATGTTTTTAGCAAAGAGGAGGGGGTTGTCCACGGGCAGTAGGATAACTCTTTTCTTTGGTGAAAATATCATTTTGCAGGTGGAACACCTTATAGATTAAAAAACCAAAAATGAAAAACAAAATAAACGCTTTACTTAACAAAGCACACAAAAAATATATCGCTTATATTAGAGCTAGTTTTGTCGGAATAATCTGTGGCTTTTATTTATTTTTTGTTGTTATCGCTCCTTCCCAATCATCGGCAATTAAGACCGATGAAGCATCAAACCTAACTTCTGGTATTACCGAACCTACTATTACTAACACACCAAAAATTCCCGACAACCCGCTTGATTACATCCGCTGGAAAGGACAGAAGGAAGGCTATGACGATTACACAATATCCGGTTTTATTAGATTAGCTAGAGTAGAGAGTGGTTTCAAATTAGACCAATATGCTAAAAATCCTAAAAGTACCGCTAAGGGTATTTACCAATTCATAGACTCTACCTGGCGTCACTATTGTTTGGAAGACGGCAACGTCTATGACTGGAAGGACAATATAGACTGTTTTTACAAAGTATTAGAAGTTGACGGTTATCCTAAAGCTCTAAGCCACTGGGCTACCTCACTTAAAAAGGCGGGTATATGACAATATTTGAAGCCATACTAGGCGTAGTAGTTTATTTAGTAATTTATGGTGTGTTCCTATTTTTTATATGGTGTGAACCACCAAAGGAATAAATGACAAGTGAACAATTATGGCTAGGTGCTGTTGTATTGGCAGTAGTTATTACCTTAATAGGAAGAAGAAAATGAAACCAACCAAACAAAAAACAGATTGGGGAAAAGAGTTTGATAAAAAGTTTACCCGTAAAAGTAAAGGATTAGAAGATAAAGGAAAGTATATGGATAGATGGTTTGTCAGAGAAACTACATCAGAAGAGTTAAAAGACTTTATTTCTCAACTCCTTTTAGCTCAACGCCAACAGCTGATTAAAGAAATACTTAAAGATTTAGATTTTTATGATTGGAAGGGCAATATTAAAACAGTAGAGCTAAAAGAATATTTAAAATCACTATGAATACAGATATAAGTTACAAAATCATAAAAAAACTAGTAGAAAAGCACAAAGATAAAACTTTTGGTACTTATGACTATGATGGGATAGCAGTTGATGTTATAAAGTTGGTTACAAAATGAATAAATTACTGATAAGGGAGTCTGAATATATAAACGGACTACCTTTAACTAATATTCAAAAGGTAAAGTTATATCAGATGTTATATCGTGGGATGACACACGATTCTTCTACTTATTTCTTACTTCATGGTTCAACTGCTATCACCAAATCAGGTAAATGTATTTTATTTGGAGATGGCATAGATTGTATTGGTAAGACTTCTACCTCTTTGTTTGTCGGGCTTGATTCAGGACGGTACGTAGCAGACGAATATTCTGTTTATAACGACTTAACTGGAACTTTATACGGTAATCCCTCTATGCTGATATTTGTCCGCAATAAAATGAAAGGAATTTTACCTATTGATATTAAGTGGAGCAACCAACCAGAAACTTCATTTTTACCAAGTGATATTGGATTAAAAGTAGAATCAGCTAAACTAGATATGATAGTTTCTCCTCACTTGGGAGATAGACTGGAATTGGTAGAAGAAATTAATCCTATTAGAAAAATGCGTAAAATGGCTATCACTTCAACTGCCCATAGATTAAAGTTTACTGATAACTCACTTGATAGGGTAAATGGTACATCTCATACAGATGAAAAGATTGAGATAAGTGATTATACGATTGGATTAAATGTACCTACTTCGTTACTTGAATTACCATATTATGACGCTTATTTACAGGAATCATCCCAAATTATTGATTTATTAAAAGGGTTATGACACACCAAACAGCAGGAGGGATTTTATTCTCCCAAGACTTAAAACAAGTTTATCTAATTTACAAAACTACTAGAGATGAGTTTTTATTACCCAAAGGACATATAGAAGATGACGAATCTATTATGGATACAGCTAAACGTGAGATTTATGAAGAAACCGGATACAGAAACTTCTTACTATTAGGAGCAGAACCGTTAGTGACTAATCGTTTTAAGCTCCCCGATGGTGATACTAAAATTGTTAGATTTTTTATTGCTATTTTGATGTCAGATAAGCGTGATATTACTAAGTGGATGAAAGAAGAATCGTTAGGAGGTCACTGGTTTAAAATTGATGAAGCCATTGATAGAGCTAAGTATGAAGATATAAAGTTATCAATTAAAAAGGCAAGAGATGTTATCCAAACTTTACGAAATAGCAAGTGAAGTATTTGGTCATTACCTAATTGATGTAGGAATGGGTATAAACGTAAGTGAAGATTCAACTGATATTGATAGCGTGGTGGTGGTCAGTAAACTGGATATAGCTAAAGTAAATGAGTTTAAAAGAGTAGCTGGTAAACATTTTAAAAAGGATGTGTCTTGTATAGTTATGACTGAGCTAATGTTAAAAGATAAACGGTTATGGTCAGATAAATTTGTGACTATGGTACTAAAGGGAATTGAGTTTACTGATTTAATTGTGAATATAAGTTTAGACGAAGCTAAAGAGTTGGCACATAAAAACACTACCGAAGCTATGTATAGGTGGCTGAAAGATTATTCTAGTGGCAAGATAACAGCTGATAGGCTTATTGATTTATTGGTCCAGCAGATATGTCTACTCGTGTAGAGGGATATATGTTAATTAAACCAGATGCGGTTATGTATTGTGATGAAGTAATTAGAAGGGCTAATAGTCAAGGTTTAGTCTGTACTGGGGCAGATACTATTAGATTAAGTGAAGATTGTGTTAGAAATTTATATCCAGAGAGAATGAATACTGATTTTGAACAAACGATAATTGATTATATGACTGGTGGGGATTGTATAGTGGCAAGGTTTAGCGGAGAAAATGTAGTAGAAAAGTTAAAAGCGATTA